GTTTTGCTCCAATTTTTAGTACCGGTTTGTGAATAATTTGTTATAAATGAATTTGCGAAAACAGGATCTTTAGAAAGTGATCCCGCAGCACTAATACTTGAATTTGCATGTACTACAGCAGTTGACAACCTTCTATCATTGTCAGAAGTTGCTGGTGTCGGTGGATCAAGAAATGCTGAGTAAGATGAATTATTCGCATTAAAGACCCGTATTAGTCCACAATCTACAATATTTCCTGAAATGCTTGCCTCTTGCTGACCTACTAAAACAGTTCTATCGGTAGCAGTATCATACACAGAATCATTAAATCTGCCTTCAGTGCTTGCATTAGAACCATAAGATGCAGAATATAAAAGTGCTGGTAATGTACCTGATCCTGATGATAATTTTATAGACTGCGGTTCACCGGCAGCAGTGGTTGTTATTCTACCACCTAAAACTGTTGTATTATTTGAGTCAACAAATGTAGTTAAAATTGGCATAACAAGCGCACTTGCTGCATCAAAGGTAATAACCCAGTATAAAGCATCATCAGTTTTTAAGGTAGTTAATGCACCCAATGTGCTTAATACTGGCATTAATTAAATCCTATTCTGCTTCCGAATACAGTGTATGTGTTACTTGCTAATTTAAGAATATTAAAAGTGTAAATGTCTTTGCCGTTTTGTGTTCCAACATTTGGATTTGTTGTTAGTGGATAAAGAGGATTAACTGCAACACCATCAATTTGAATAAGATTTGCATAATACCCAGTTGCACCGCTGCTGTTAATGAATGTTAAAGTAAGACTTTCATTGTTATTCATAATGCTGTTAAGTGTAGTAGTGCTGTTACCACGAATATTCAATGTAAAATTACTAGTTGCGTTCGCTGATTTGTATAATATTGCTTGAGTCAATACATCAAATGTTACTGAGGCATTTGCAGGAGAAGAGTTTATAGTAACTCTTTCTTTTGCTTCCTGAATCGTAGTCATTCCAGCAACAGTTAATGATGTTAGGTTGCCTAAACTTGTTATGTTTGGTTGTGCTGAGTTAACAACATTACCAGCAAAGTTGGCATAGTTAGCGTCAAATGCAAAACTAACATTACCTAATAGAGTTCCACCTATTGTAAGATTACCTGGCATTGCTGTATCACCAGATACCTTATTGAAAGTAAAACCTGCTGTTCCACCAAATAATCCATTATCATTATATTGGATTTGTGTATTAGCGCCGCCAGGTGCGCCGTTACCGCCTCCGCCTGTTTGAATTGTCCAATTTAAGTTGCCTGCCCCATCAGTCTGCAAAACATAACCGTTTGTGCCACCTGATATCTTAACGTTTGCAACATTGCCTAAACTAAGATTACCGTTAGCATATGCAGTGTTGGCAACACCACCTATGATGTTTACATTGTTATATAACAACTGTCCAATATTGCTCGTGCCTGTGCCGCTACCGCCGCCAGTCATAATGTTGAGTTGAATAGCCTCTGGAGTAATATTCAACTGATTGTTAGTTGGTGTAATATTTAAGTTGTTTGATTCAACAACAATATTGGCGTTGATTTCTGACATTATTGATACCTTACAATGATTCCAAACGGTTCTTTACTTACATCAACTAATGTACTTAACGGGTCAGTTCTAGTCACTGCCATAGAAACAATCACTAGTGACGAGTTAGATCCACTATTTGCAAGTGCTATTGTGGGCGTTGAGTTAGGTGACCCAGTACCACCAGTTAAGTCTGTTGGAATATAGATATAACCTATACCGCTTGCAGCAGTAGTAAAAGTAGCAGTCAAGTTAGCACTGTATGTTCCAGCGCCAGTAGAAGGCTGTGGACTAAGCAATGATAAGTTACCTAAAACTACTTCGTCTACATTTGGATATGTTACAGTATCAACATTATAGAACTTAGCAGTAGTTGCTAATGTCCAACCAGTGCAGTTGATAGGTGTACTATTTGCATATGTAAATGCAAAAGGTAATGTGTAGGCTTCACCAGTGTAAATCTCTAGGCACTGCATTTCAGTACCAGCGATTGTCATCGTTTTAGCGCCGTTAAGTAATAGACTCATTTTTGTGTTCCTTTAGTGTATTTATACTTTTATTAAAAATAAGGAATTTGACCCTTACTTGAAGCCAAACTTCCTTTGACTATGATTAGATTAGCACTTCCAGTTATATTTCTTACAAGTATAGCAGAAGATGTAATATTTGCTACCGATGGTCCGAATACACTATAAGATGCTTCGTATACTTGTGGTAAGTTTGCTTGTAATGTTGTTGTGTGAAACGCATCTGCAAGAACTTCATAATAACCAACGTTGCTATATTCTATCCCAACAGCAATTTGCACTACAGTATTTGCTGTATTTGATACCATTGACAATCCGTAATTCATAAAGTATGATTCATCGGACGCAACAGTACCTGCTGCAAAATCATCAAATATTGCAGTATACCAGTTATCTTCACCATCAGCGACAGTTAGGACTCCTGCGCCAACAGGGTTAAACGATGAGGTACTATTAGCAGTATAGTAATTGTTACCATTTGTGCCTGTTAATGCGCTAGATGTTCCCTGATACCACGGGTAAAAGTTAGTAGAAGTTACTGTAGTACCTGTGATGTAGATAGGAACATTTCGTGTAGTATTAGCAGACGCATCAATCGGCATAATAATAGTATTGTTAGGCACATCTAAAATACTATAGTTAGTTCCACCTATTGCCTGTTTTACATCAAGATTTTTATCTAAGTTAAGCAATGTAATCGTATTAGAGCCGATATTGAAACCCCTGATGCCACCAACCTGAATATTGATAGAAGCATTGATTAGCGGTACTGAAGGAGTAGGATTAACTGTAAATTGAGTATTAGAAATAATTGTGGTGATAACAGTATTAGCAACAAGAGTCCCAGTACCGCTATCAATTGTAATAATACCACCTACGATATTGTCAGTTATTGGTGGTGTAGTTATTATATTACCAGAACTATTTGCATTGTTTGAGGTAAAGGTATTCGCTATACTTACGTTAGATCCAGGCCATGCTACAATAGTACTAGAATTACTACGAACGGCTACTTGATCATTTTTTGCAGTAACACTCCAATACAGATTACCTGGGTCATCAATGTCGTTAACATTGACTGTGTAGGAAGTATTTGCTAGTAGAGGAGCACCGTTTGAGTTAGTTGCTGTACTCTTGAATAAGTGAGTTGAACTGTCACTATTAGTACCATAGTTAAATTCTAGATATCTAACGATACCTCCACCCGGAACAACGCCAGTAACATTTAATGAGTAGATGCTGCTTGCTTCAACAAGTTCAACTGTAGGAGGAGCGGGCTGGTCAAGGATGTTTGGATCCTGCAATCCTGTGTTATCTGCTGGAATGAAGTCAGTGATGTCAAGGTCGTCATCATAAATGCTTCCGTTGTATTCAAAGCCAGTCAAACTTGCAAACAGATTGCCTTCTGCATCTTTTTCTTCAATAACATTGCTGACACGAAACAGTTTGTTAGTCCAGCCATATGTTTCATTGCTAACTCTAATTACATCGCCTGCTTCTACTTGAATGCCAGAGTAATCAGTCTTTAATGTAATGATTAAGTCTTCACGACCCTGCAAGAGTCTACGAATAGCAATAAACTTAGCCTGAACATAGTTGTTAACTAAGTCGTTCTTAAGACCAAGTTTGTTTACTGGTTCGTTCTCACTCAATAATCCAGGCAAGTCATCTTGCAATGAGATAAAGATAAAGTCTAACTGGTCTTTAATGTTTGTGTTAGGATACTGATATTCTACCTGATTGAATGTTTGATTCAAGTCAGTTGGATTGACTTGAATACCGCTTGTCAAGTTGTTGCTTGTAACGCTATACAAATCATCAAATGTCAATGCATCTGGAGTCTCATCATACGCTTTGTTGATAACTACTTTCCATTTGCCAGTCAACTCACTGTATTGCATCCAACTATCACACGCATCCACCATGTCTTGTAAGTTACCAAGACAGTTCTGTGTAGTGTCTACGGGACCATTCAAGCGATAGCGGACTTGTGTAGTAGTTGGGCCTCCCCCCATTGGCGTGTAAATGATAGGCTTGTCACTGTAATCGTTCAACGCAGTCATACTTGCTGTATCAATACCAGCAAGAGGAACAGCACAGCCATATCTATCACTTAACAAATAGTCTTTAATACAGTCACCGGGCTTTGTTCTACTGTTTGTAATCTTGGCAGTAACAGCACCTAATTGAGTTGTACCGGCATCTGAATTGTAAATTACTTTGACAATAATAAATGCAGTGTTAGTCATATCCGCTGATTGACCACCTGCTGTGTAGATACCTTGATTCCATCTTTGGTCTGATGGAATCGCTGCGTCACTCATGATTTGAATAGCAGTTTGTCCACCTGTGTTTGTGCCTGAACTTGAACCATTAGGGAACAGATACATAAACAACTTACCGTTAATCTTAGTATCAACTTCTGGTGTACCAGCAGTGTTAGTAGTCAACGATGTAACACTAGCGCCGCTTAATGTAACTAACTTACCATCATAGTAAAGTTCGTCAAATGTCAATGTATCTGGTGTGTCGCCAGGCATTGTGTTAGTAACTTCTGCAATTGAAAGAACATACCACATTGTCTGTAGGTCTGTACTAATTTTAGCATCTGTAATACTACCACCAACGAATGCAG